CCGTCGGTGCTCAGAACAATGCAGGAACGATCAATGTATTTGCCACAGCAACCGACTGGAGTTCTACCAATGGCTCTTTGGGGACGATTACTCAAGGAGTAGGAAGTGCCGATGGCACGAATAGCAACTCTGTGAAATTCACCTTCTCAGGATGGCAGACAGCGCCTAATGGTAATAGTGGTTATCTATGTTTCACCTATCCTGATTTGAACAAGAGTGAGACCATCAACTGATGATTTCTCCATCTGATTATTTCGGCCCTTGGTCGGAACACAAAGACCTGACTGAAGAACGAAAAGACAACGCCCTGATGCTTTTGGACAGAGTGAATGCCTTTCTACAGCTAGCCGAAGCCAACGGAGTCGAGTTACATACCAACCCCCATACTAAAACAATGGTCTCCGGTGAGGCTTACGGAGGGTTTAGACCCCAAGACTGTCCTGTAGGCGCTGTACATTCAATGCATAAAGAGGGACGAGCGGTTGATGTCTACGACCCCCACGGAGACCTGGATAGGTGGATCACAGACGGACGTTTGGAATCTTCTGGACTTGCCAGGGAAGCTCCAGCGTCTACCGATGGATGGACCCACTTACAGGACATACTTCCACATTCAGGAAAAAGAACATTTCAGCCGTAATTCCCGACTGGTCGGGCCGGTCCCCGATATGTCAGGGATAAGTGCGTTGGGTAACAGACCTCCGCTGGTAATAAGAAGTAAATAGAGGTGACGTCATGAATGAACTACAGTTGTATCGAGATATTGCGACTGGCGTGCTGGGTATCCTGGTCATCATAATTGGGTATCTGTGGAAGACAACGGCGGATGACGTGAAATCCAAAATGAGCAAAGAAGACTTCAAATCTTACCTAGACGATGCTGCCGAAAGCAGGAAGAATCTGAGGGAGTCTATTCTCAAGTTATTCGAGAAGATGGATAACCACGAAAAACTGGATCAGGTAAGGTTCGATGGAATCGTCAAAGACTTCAACGGGGGAGTTAATAGACTCTCGGAGAAGATTTCAGACACTCAGGTGCAAATCCTCACACAAATGAACAGCAAGGTGGACAAATGACACTAGGACTATGTTTCTGGATTCTCATGCTTGTGTGGTTAGCGTTTGGAATCTACACGAACCGTACTGCTTTACCTGCTGCTGGTGGTAGTCTTCTGCTTTTCATCCTTCTTTGTCTGTTAGGATGGAAAGAGTTCGGACCACCGATTCACTCATGAGCTTCGACTGGCGTTCGCTTCTCAGTACGGTAGCTCCGGGTATTGCGACTGCCCTCGGCGGGCCTCTCGCGGGGATGGCGGTCTCCGCTATTGGCAAGGCTTTGAACGTCCCCGAACCGACACAGGAGAAGATTCAAGCTGCTTTAGCTGGGGCGACTCCGGAGGACATGCTCAAGATCAAACAGGCCGAAGAACAGTTTCAGAAGGACATGAAGTCCTTAGATATAGACCTTGAACGGATTGCAGCGGAGGATCGGGATTCAGCTAGGAAAGGAGCAGTAGCTAGTGGGTCGTATCAGGAGTTGTTCTGGCTATCCATACTTATTCTTTCGGTGACTGTAACTACCGAATGTGTTGTCCTTTTCGTGGGCTATCCAGAAGCTTTATCGGATATTGTCGTCGGTCGTATCTTAGGTCTTTTCGACGCAGTTACCATGATGGTCCTGTCGTTCTGGTACGGCACGACTAAGGGGTCTCAGCAGAAGGACGCTACGATCAACGCGCTGTCGAAGTGAAGGTCAAGGACGCTGAGGGGAACCGCTAGTAAAGCTTCTCGATTGCCGGACGCGCTCCCGGATGCTTGGGGAAGCATTCATGACAGTATTGTTCATTGTACGGCCCCCAAGTCTTGGCGCTGTTGCAAGTATAATCGTCGTGACAGTCATCGCATCGGTACAAAGCATGACTGATCTTCCCGCATCCCGGTAAATCGAATTCGAGCACTCTTAGGAACATAGTTTCAGCAACCTCCACCCGCCCAAGCCGTACCAGTCCAGCAGTTGTACCCATGATCCTGAGAATCCACCCTGATGGTATTCAAGGGGCTGACGTAGATTCTTAAGGTCTGGGGAGCGGGTCCGAATGGGTTCTTGGTATCCACCCCATTCCTAGTTACCAGTCCTGAAGGCAGAGTTAGTACCCACACACCTCCGTCAGTCGCTATCAGTTGAGTCAGGGGTGGAGAAGCGTCTCCAACAAGGCTTACGGCTTGCGTAGGAGGGCTAGGGGGCGTTACTACAGGCGGGATAGGGGTAGGGGCAGGGGTAATCGGTCCTGAGACTGTGAGTTGATCTACCGCGCAGTTAAGGGGACCTTGTTTCTGGGTCAGGTTGGCGTCCAGTTGGCAGAGGAGTTGATGCCCTGAATTGACGACTAGAGGCGCTGATAGGGGTACTCGGACTCTCAGGCTTTGCTCACAGGTCATAGCGACTGAGGAGGGGCAAACGTCAAGTCTAACGGCTACCACAGTCCTCTTAGAGGTAATAGCCGGGAAGATGACTTTGATCGACCCGTTAAAAACAGGAACTACTTTCAAATTCACCGGAATGTTCATCCCTGGTACAGCCGAATAAACACCAGTAGTTGAGATTTGCAGTGCATAAGCTGTAGCAGGTAAGTTAAGGTCTTTTGACCACGGCATATCCACCATAGTCGGTTGAGCGAAGGCGGATAGAGGGAAAAGAAGAACTGCTGTGGGGAAGTAGAGGAGGTATTTCATTTGCGCTGATCCATTGGAAGTCCAACGACTGTATCCCATTCAAAGGTTACGTCGCATTTAGGGGAGTTCTTGAGCTTCGCATATCCATCTCCGACTTCAAGATCATCCGGCTTACAACCGAAGACTGGAGCCAGCATTTCTTGGATAGCCCTGATTTTCGCCTTCTTCACACTATCCTCCTCTTACATTCCGGATGAACGATCAACCTTACAGGTCTTTCAATAATAGACACTGGAGCGTACATGGTCTGACCACAAAGACCACAAGGTCCTAATCTTAAGCAAGTCCCTCTACGAACAGTGACCGATGGAGGTTCATATCTCTCACGACCTAACGTATCTTTCAGTATCAGACGCTCTGGGTAGGCCATCAAAGACCGCAGCCAAACAGAGATGCACATTCAGCTTCTTCTTCGTCAGTAGAAGCGCGTTTCTTCCCGTCTTTAGCCCAGACCATAATCCCGTGTATTCCCATCGCTCCGAATCTCTTTGCTCGGAACATAGGTTGTCCAATCTCAACTTCTAAGTCATTGACCCTTTCAATCTCACCCGGAGTGAGTCTTAGAAAGTCTCCTCTATTGGCGTTGACGCAAGGATTACACTCTCGACTCCGGTGAGGTAGTGGGGTAAATCCAGCGCGTCCTAGAAGTTCGTTTCTTTGCTCATCGGAGAATTGGTAAAGAGGGTGCCAGATTTTCCTGCCACCATGATAGGGACTAGATTCAATGAATTCAGGTGTGTCTTTTCTAGCTTCACTCTCAGCCCTTCTTTTCCCGATGAGGACCACTGCTTGAACAGTCGGGTCTGCTTCGTCGATCCACTGAAGAAAAGGAAGTCCTTTTAAGTGTGCAGTGCAGAACTGCTGTCCATTCCCCGGCCAGCCTTTTTTCATCCTGACGAGTTCTGGCATACCTAGACTTTTACATTGGACAGTCTTAAAGCCATAGGATTTGGCTAATCTCTCGCCCTCAATAACTCTCTGAGGCCAATAAGGGGCAGACCACCCCGTGTCGCAATAAGCGACTGTCACATCCGGCAAATTTTGCTCGTGCGCCCATTGAATCAGGGCGACACTATCATTACCATAACTTGAAGATATTACATTCATTTCCTCACCAGACATTTCCTGATCCACACACTGTGGACGATCTGAGTACGACCGTCAATGTATCTCCAGGTGTCGTATCGTTGAGCGATCCACGGGGTACCAGTAGGACAAACTGGAGACCCTAGTTCAATCGAGTTCGCCGGTCCTGAAAACAAAGCACAGACCAGAGCGAAGAAGATAAAGACTAGAAATAGCTTGATTTCCCATTTCACTGGTAACTTCACCCTCTCCCAGCTAGGAACGTTATCGTTGTACATGGTCACTCCTTGATGATTGCACCGCAGTTTTTCAAGACCATCGTTATCCAGTCTGTCCATTCGTCATGACCTTCGATGGGAAGCATGGGACATTTCTTTGACTCATCCAGAAATAGCTGGATCGCCTCCAGTATGGCATCCCGCTCCTGCTCCACCGTCAGTTCAGCCATGTGATTTCACCTCAAGTTCGCGCTCGATTTCTTGTAATAGGTTTCCCGGAATGTAAGTGTTGTGCTTGAAAACTCGGCGCAGCAGCGCGGTCTGTCGGGCAAGCTGGCGTTCGAGGGAGTCACACTTCTCACGAGCCTCCATGCAGTTCTTATGGACTTGGATAAAGTCTCGTTCAGCGGCTTCCGCCCTCTGCGTAGTCCACTCCAAAGCATCGACCGTTCGAGTATCTGGTCCGTGTATTCTCGCTCGTTCTAGTTCTGTCCCACGGAACCTCGGCGTTGGCTCTGCGGTCGGCTTGGTGGGGGTCACTTCAAAGGCTTTCTGGTTCATTTGAACATGCTCCGTAGTTAGAGTTTCATCTCCTGCCTTCTAGTGCTTTCCTCCGACCTTCTGAGTTCTGACCAACTCTGTGCAGCCTTGTACCTCGCTAGTAGGATATTGCGTTCTGTTTCTGCTGTGATCTTCCTTGTCTTGTGCAGTTTATACTCTGCGGAGGCCAGAGCTTTAGACCGACGTTCTGCGAAAGACTCACCGTCTGCCTGATTGGTTATCTCCGCAAGAACGATAGGTTCCATCTCTTTCAATGTTCTCCACTTCTCGTCGGCCACCTTCCACTCCTCAGCCGCAGCCATGATGCGCTCGAAAATCTTATCGGCGTCCAGCATCTTGGTATTCCTTTAGGATGTTTCTCTCTTTTGCATCCATCTGATTCGATATGTAGAGAATGTCTTCCAAAGCCCCCTCTTCTTCTACGGGTCTCTCTCCAATAGGCTGATAAACAACCCACGCATCCCAATCTCTACCCTCCTTAAAGGCGTTCTTCATCTGGGTCACGGCTTGGGCGAGGATATGGAGTCTTTCCCTAGTCACCATCGATAGCCTGCCTAGTAGCGAGAACCCAGACCTTGATATCGGTAGGGTCTTTGATTAACCCCGCCGCTATCGCATGAGCCACCGTGTTGGAGGCCATAGGCAACCACCTCATCTCCCCATCATTAGTGCCTCTAGGAGCGTTCTGTACGGCTTGGGTGGGCTTTTGACCTTGACTCTGTGTGGTCTCCCCAACCACTTTGTACTTCTGTATCCCAGCCCCAAATTTCTCACTGGTCTTGATTTCTGCTTCGATTAACTTCCCCACACAGGCTTCTATCCCTGAGTCCATGAAGGCGTTATACCAAGTCTGACCTGTTCTGACTCTCCATGCTTTACCACTCTTGCTAGGCAGGACTTCATCTACACGAAATTGACTCATCGTTTCTCCTTATTTCACCCCAAGTGCCCAACGGAGCAATTTAATATCTTCCTCGGATGCTATGTCTAGGCCAGTATGAGCAGATCGCATTAACCTATCCCAAGCCTCTTGTATGTCTTCCTGTACCCTCAGTTGGTCCCTTTGTCTTTCTAAAGAGACTTGATCGCTTCTGGGATCGTAGGGCCAAACTTCCTGCTGAGTTCTGTCCATTTGAGCCTCCTTCGTAGTTACTTGTGGTCCACTTTCACCGTTACTGAGCCGGTCAGATTCATGCAGTACCGTTCAAGCCCCACTGTTACGTTCGCCTTTGGATAGCCTTGCCTCAAGCATTGCGCTTCGGTGTACAGCAGGATCGGACTGACGACAAAGACGTAGTACAGAAGAAATAAGACCACCGGAACGAGCAGTATGGCGAGTACAGTAGTGATTATCTTTTCCACGTTTCACTCTCCTATTCGATAACTACGAAGACAGAAGGAATCTTGTTCATTTGACCTTGCTCTGTAGTTACTATTTCCTCGTCTTCTTCGGCTTCTCCAGCAGGAGCGGATCATTCATCCATTCTTTGTCTCTCTTGATTTTGTCTTCGCGGACGTATCCCTTTTCGTCGTCTTTCCAAATCGTAGCGCCTTCTTCTTTGATAATCTGCTCGGCATAATCCATCGTGAGGTCGCGGAAGCCAGTTACCCCCGCAAAGCAAGCGATGATGTTGTCTTTCGTTCCTTGGTAAATGCGAAGCGTACCCGCCTTGGAACCTTCATCCCAATGCCCTTTCTTGGTCGGCGGACTCCAAGGACCGTAAGTGACTTTCGCGTCGTCGGGGATGGAAATCTTGAAAATCTTATCGCCAAATACGAGAAGCTGTTTCATAAACTCTCCGTGTTAGTAACTACGTTAGCGTGCTCAAATAAACAGACTTAGCTTTGGTCCCAGCACTCCGCACTGAGATAAGGGGGAGCGGACGGTTCCAAGGTATGCTTGCCCAGCGTCATAGTGCTGGCTAACGTAGGAAGACCGGCATTTCCTTGGACCGCCGCATTCATTTCCTCTGATAGAGCTTTTAGGAACAGATCGAGAGGGATCATGGGAGAAGGCTTTTCAGGAATTTGAGTTCTGCACGGGCGAGTAGTTTCTTCTTCGGGGTGTCGGCTTTGGCTCCGTAACCTCCCACATAGTTGGTCCACGGTATATATGGAGTTCTCTCACAAAACCGACCAGCCTTTTCAGCGACTGGACATCCCGCGCAAGTATTTTCCTTATGAGCGAATCTCTTGCAAAGAGGGCAATTCTCATCCCCCAAGTCTTCTCCTACTCCAGAAACAATCAATTCCCACTTCTTGATACTGCCTTTCAAAGCCTTCAAGGTCGTTTTGTTCATTCTCCCCCCGCCAGTTCAACCATTGTTTCCGTCAAAGTCTCTGAGTCTTCAAGATCACGGCGGATCAAGTCTTCGAGCGCATTCCTTACTCCCCAGACTGACGTACAGGTTCGGAGACTAGCCGCAACTGAACCGGCGTGGGACTCGACATAGGCATCCAGGAAAATACCCCCTACAGAGTTCCCCTCGAATAATCTATCTATCAAGAGGTCCAGAGCTTCTTGTCTAAAAGGCTCCAACTGCTTCTCACTGAAGCCGGAGTCGTGGTCAAGTTCTGCTTGGTAGATACGGTCCATTTAGTCCTCCAAGACTTGAAGTAGGAGTTTCTTGAACGAACGAGTCAGTTCCTCATCCTTGTACGCCCTAGTCTCGGCCATCTGCCTATAACGGTCGCGGTCCCGCGCGATTTCGATCACTATCCCCTTCATCTTTTCGCACTCCGCTTTCCAGTCTTTCATGGCTATCTCCTTTTGCTTACCGTAAAGGATATAGAAGCGTTACCCCCTTGTCAAGAACTTTCGTTATCCCCTTGACATTGGCCTTTGGGTGTGGATAATAGCAGCATGAGCAAACAATATCGGCAGTTCCTAGCCAAAGCCAAGAAACGACGCGAGCAAGCCCATACCCTATGGTGTCTTTGTGGATCATACGCAACGGTCGGTCGAAGACTTGGGATCAGCCGTCAAAGGGCTAGGGAGTTAGTGATTGCTTACGCTAATGGTAAGTCTCTATAGGCGTAGTGAAGGAGAAGACTTTGGGAAACCTAAAGCAGATCGTTGATGAGACCGCTGCCAAGTCGGGCTATGGAGGTCTGGATTCCAGCACGATGTATGGAGAGTTTGCGACTGAGGTAGCCCTAGCCTATACCGTGGGATTGCGGGAAGCCCTGAGAGAAGCCCTGAAGATGGCAGAGATTGCTGGGTTAATGCCGGGTGAGTACCCAAAACGTAAAGCTTATATCTCCCAGCTACGCTCCCTGTATCTGAGGGGGGAAAAAGATTCTGGATCATCCGATCCCACTTCGATTTGACTACTAGAAGGAGTTTTGGCAATGGGAAAAGCTGTGGGATTTGTGATTGTCGCGGCCTTTGGCATTGGATTGATTCTCGGTATCTGGTGGCTGATATGGCTTCTATGGACCTGGGTATTGCCCCAAATATGGCCGACCGGCCCAGAGGCTATCGTCCGACCGTCCTATTGGCTCTTTGCTGCAATGTGGGTTCTCTTGGGATTCATTGCGAACATGTTTCGACACAGCAAGGCTTGACATGAGCCTTGAGATTTGGTGAAATATGGATGCCGCTAGTAACGGTAGGGTAGAAAGAGCCTTGATGAAGGCGCGCCGGCAACAGCCGGGCAGGAACCCACCCTCCTGTTACTACGCGCCCCCATCAGGGCTTTTTTCTTTTGGGGAGGTTGGTTAGATGTGGGTGCAGCAAGAGTACGGACTGTGGATAAGGATGAACCCGCAAGGGAAAGGCCACAGGATCGGCTTGGGAGTAATAGTCATCCTTTGCTCCCGAACTGTGCTCACTTCTAACCAACTTCCGGGGCGGCCGGCCGATAGGGATCGCGGTTAACGGCGAGTCCCTGTGGATAACCCCATCGTGGGATTGCTTTGAGACGGGGTAAGGCTGGCGAAGCTAGCGGCCGAAAGCGAAAGGCTGGCGGGTAAACGCGGCTCCGAAGAGGACGTGTTTTTAAGGCTACCTAGGATGGGCTAGGTACGCTCACCAAAGAGGATGTGTATGGTAAAGCATAGTCATACCTCGCAGAACGGAGTAAGTAGAAAGACTCCGACGTATTTCTCTTGGCAGGCTATGCGTCGTAGGTGCAACGATCCTTCCGATATTTCCTACCATAGATACGGCGCAGCAGGAATTACGGTCTGCAAAGAGTGGGATTCGTTCGCGCGCTTCCTTTCCGATATGGGCGAGAAACCCAAGGGGATCAGGATTTCCATAGGCAGAATAGATAATCTGGCTGGCTATTCAAAGGAAAATTGCCAATGGGAAACTCCGCGACAGCAGGCGTTCAATCGGTACACAACGAGAAGAATTACTCATAACGGCGAAACTCTTTCGATTTCTGGATGGGCCAAAAAGATTGGCATTCATAAGGCGGTACTAAGGCGTCGCCTGTTGCGTGAGCAGTCGATTGAAGTGGCATTGCGGCCAAAAGGATTGAGGGTCAAATGAAAAGTCCAAAGCGTAAGGCAAGGTCAAAACCTAAAGCAGGCTGGTATCGCGCCGAAGTCTGGCAGAACGGTTCCATGCAAGCAGCGGTTGAAGGAAAGAACTGCGGACAGGTCAATAAGGAAATCGACCACTACGCTTTCGTCTACAGGCAAGATGGAGATGTAGAAGTGAAGTACGCGGAGGTCTCTTAGATGGAACCATGGAACTCCCTGCGATGAGACCTAGCGGAGATAGCATAAGGGTAGTGCATCCTCTATTCCAAGAGGAAGGTGGCGGTTCGATTCCGACCTCCCCGCTCCAATTCCATATAGGCGAAATTCACCTAGATTTGGCAATGAGATTGAATGAACTTTGGCATAGTAGATTCCCAAAAACCGTTAGAGAGAACCTTCAAAGAGTGAGATTCGGGGTGAATTATGGAGCGGAGTTTGAAGGCCTTTTCTACGCGGTTGCTATTTGGACAAGCCCCATTGCTAGCAATCGCCTAATTGACGGATTAAGTGCTTTGGAATTGCGGAGATTGGCGGTTGCGCCAGATGCCCCAAAGAATACTCCGAGCAGGATGCTTTCCGTTATGAGGCGAAAAATCGAAGCAAAAGAATGGGGGATTAAACGGTTAATCTCATATCAAGACACTGAAGTCCACGAAGGGACAATCTATAAGGCAAGTGGCTGGAAACTTGCGAACATAGGATCATTTCAAGAGTGGACTACAGAAAGAAGAAAAAGAAGCGAAGTCCAAAGCAAGGCATCTAAAAATAGATGGGAAATTGACCTTGCTTCCTGACTCCATCCCCGAGTCCTTATGGTCTGAGTTCAAGAAGATGAGGAAAAAGATTAAACACCCGATGACAGACTATGCAGAAGAGTTGATACTGAGGAAATTAGAGAAGTGGCGAGTAGAGAATGGGGCTAATGTGGTAGCGATCTTGGAGGAGTCGATAGAGAGGGGTTGGGCAGGAGTCTTTTTAAACGGGCATGGAACACCTATGGCCGGTACCGCCGGGGTGTCCCCAACGGGGGTCGCGTATCCGAAGAACGCGAATTGCTGTCTCTGCGGTAAATCACTAGAGGCAGGTTTTATCCATACTTCTAAAGGACGGAGGTGCCATGAATGCTAGGCCAGTGAACTATAGGAGGTTATGGTTTGAATGGTATAGGCACCATGCACGCTTCGTGAAGTTTGTTGAGTCCAAGAAATTGACCTGTCAGGAATGCGGCGGGGCTGGTGGTGAAAGGGATGTAATTCTTGATGACGGTACTGGTCCGTGGGAACAATGCGGATTTTGTGAAGGAACAGGATTTGTGACTCCGCATATCCGTGGTCTCTGGTTGCGCTGGAAACGCCAAGAAGCTACAAAGCGAGATCAAATGAAAAAGAATGAAGCGTCATGACTCAAAAATTCCCCACCGCTCGTAAGACCAATAGAATCCTGGAAGCTCTTCTTTTGGGGGAGCATTTAACAGTAGCTCTGGCTCTCCAGCAGTACCAGGTCTATGCATTGAGTCAGGAATGCGGAAGACTGAGAAAACTGGGCTGGCAGATCGAAAGTGAGACTGTGGAGACTTCGCCGGGAACTCATGTTTCTGAGTACTGGCTGATCTGTGAACCTATCCCGGAGTGTGGCTGGTGCTGAAACGCATACACCTACCTAGAAAGGGCATTTGTGTAGTCTGTGAGGTCTTCAAAAGCCTCCACGGGTATGACACCTGCAGACCCTGTTATCGAGACCGAAGACAGGTAGCCCTCATAAAAGCCGGTGTCCAGTTGCCTTGTAACTCATTTCAAAGGAGAAATCATGAAAAGGTCTGAAGTAGTTGAGTTGAGGCTGAAGGAAGCCCCGATTTCGTGTCAGAACACGTTGAGGCGAGCGTTTTCCGGAGTTTCCAGCCCCCGAAGTGCTATCAAGGCTATGTGTCTAGCCTGCACTGGATATGAAAGGGCGGAAATCGCTTCCTGCACGGGTTTTTCATGTCCCCTGTGGATGTACCGTCCTTTCCAGAAAGGCGTGGAGGATGAAGCGGAAGAAGGGTAAGAAATCTCCTACTGTCCCCAAACTGAAGGCGAAGGCGTGGGCGCTTCTAAGCGAATGTATCCGGCATGAGGCAGCGGAGCGGGATGATAGCGATTATGTGGGGTGCTATACCTGCGGGGATGTTCACCCTTGGAAAAGCGGTGTTACCGGGATGAATGCTGGTCATGCGATTCCGGGCAGGAGTGGGGCGGTGTTACTCGATGAGGAGGTTATACGACCGCAGTGCAACAAATGTAATGCCAAACCGCCTTTCGGCCGGGGTGGGGAATATCATATTTTCGCTGCCAAGCTCATTAAGGAAAACGGCATGGATTGGTGGGAAGCCAAGTTACAATCCTCCCGCCAGATAAAGAAGTGGTCTCGGAGTGAGTTAGAGGAGAAAATCAGTTCCTACAAAGCGCGGTTGAATGGCCTTTGACCTTGACCTTGGGCGGTCTTCCCTCACTCTCCTTGTGTCTGATTGAGGGCGGCACCCCACTGATCGGCCATTGCTTCAGCTATCCCGATATAGGTTCTGCTGCGATTCTTCCAGCGATCCGGGCCAGGCGGTTCCCGGTGAACTCTTGCGGTGCGGCCTTCTACCACCTTGGTAGGCTGGAGTTTGGGGAGGTTCTTCAGCCAAAGACAGGTAGCTTTGACTTCGCCATGCCCAAACTGCCAAGGCTGGATGATCTGATCGGGCTTCCTGTAAATAGTAGACATGATACCAATTGGATTTTCAAGGGCGATCATATGGATATGGCACTCGGAAAGCATGAGAAAGAAATCAATTGAGGCTTTTTGTTCTTCGCGTTTATCCTTGAACCAGCGCGCGCCGGAGACTGCCAAGTGGGTGCAGGGAGGAAAAGCGATCATGAGGTCGAAATCTGCCATGACCTTGGCAATATCCCCTTGGATATGCTTTCCGCCTCGTTCGCTAGGCAGAAGGTCGCAAGACCAGGCATCATGGCCTCTGGTGGCAAAGGCATCGCGCACAATTCCCGAGAACTCGCAGGCGATCAGGATTCGCATTGTTCCAAAGCTTTGCGAGCGATGACGATAGGATGATCCTTTTGCGTCAAATCCCAGCCGCCGGTATAGTCCAAAAGCTGGCGCAGCGCCTTTCTCAATACTTCATTGTCTTTTGAGAGGCGGTCGCGTTCACGTTCTAGGGAGCGGGCAAACTCCACAGCCTCTTTCGTTCCCACGCTAGACCGAGCATTGCAAGCGGCAACGAACGCATCCGTTCTCGGGGTCAGGCGTTTGACCTTGACTTTGCCCGGTTCTCCCATATGCGGTTCCCTTCCAGAAGATAGTCCGCTCATGACTGCTCATTCCTTTACCTTGATGCGCCATTCTTTCGTGGCCGCTTCTAATAGTGCATCTCTAGCCTCAAAATTATTGGCATAGTCTCCCGTAGGAAGATCGCGCATGATTTGTTCTTCTATTACTGGGCCGAAATTCCACCGTCCGTCTTTCGCTTGTACGCAGATATATCTCATATCGCCAACCTCCCAATCAGGTTCAATATTCATACCTTTGGTTCCACTCGTTCCACCAAGCCTCATTTCTATCTCCTATGCCTGTATGGGGGTTAGCTTTGCGAGGATTGCTCGCTTGGTACGGTCTGAGGCTGATACCGCGCCAGTGATTCTTTTGAAAGCGTTGTGACGGACAGCGCCGGACTTTCCTAGGAAAATGTAGCAGACGCTAGAGCCTTCCTTGTAGAACATCCGATACTTGCCGCTGGGGCTGTCCTGCTCGACGTAACCCAAGATCACAAGACCCGCTGCGTATTGGTCTTGCTTGGTCTTGACTCTGTGTGGTTTTCCCATGATGTCTCCTTGAATACGTGGATAGAGGGTTAGGCGTTCAATTCAGCTTGTTTGGCGAGGTAGGCGCGGCGCATGGCATCGCGTTTCATTTCCTCAATGCGGAACTCCTGGTGTGCTTTCCAAGCGTCTTGAGTGACGAAGCGGTCGCCGCAGTGGCCCTTGTACTCGGTCGCAATGGACATGATGCCCTTGAAGTCGCGGGCGCCGTCGATCTCGCGCAAATCGTACTGCGAGCCGTTGCGATAGGCGACGATTTCAAGATGCCCATCTTGATTCGCCATGTCGCCGGTATAGTAGATTTTCGTTCCAATGGGTAGCATGATCTCTCCTTAAAGTCTTGATTGAATAAGCCTGAGAAGCTCGATTAGCTCCGAAAGCTTGGATTTGAACCAGTTACGCACGGCTAGAGGGATTGCACCCGTTGGCGGAGTTCCGGGCAATAGCCCATGTCGGTAAGCTCGGAGATCAGCGCCTTGCACTCAGCGTCGATCTCGCGCACTGGCCGCGTGGCAGCGATAATGTGTGGATAGTCAGCTTCGCTATGCTGGCCGATGTGCTGATAGGATGTAATCCTACCGGGATTGACCTCGCAGCCAAGTATCAGCGCGATGAGATCGTTCCCTTTGCGGAACCTGCGGAGAATTACGTGTGCCATTGTTGTCAGCTCCTTAGTCTGTTCTCGGGATTAGAGTTTGCTTGCTGCCTTTAGCAGAGTCTTGGCCGCGCGTTCCCATGTCCGAGCGGTAGCGTCATCTTGCCAATTCGAACGGAGGTGATCTGCCTTTGCGAAGCAAACATCGGCCAATGCTTCGATTACGCCGTCGAGATCATGCGCATCTACTAGACCTTCCAGGATCGTGCTGCTGTCGTCTTCTAGGCGGACCATGTCGTTCTCCTATTTAAGTCTGTTCTCGGGATGCGCCGAGGCGCTATACAGTACGGGGGCCGAAATCATTACTCACACGATAAGGTGCCACCCGCGCTGCTTCAGCATATCCGCGTTTGTAGACAGCCTCAGCGGTAGCACTATCTGCTTTGGATTCGACCGCCTTTGCCTTGTTGAGCCATTCCCTTTGGGAGCGCACCCGCCCAGCGTCACCCTCTCGCGCTGCTTTGCCTGCTGCGAAACCAGCTTGCCAGTAAACCGTTTCATCGTTCAGCATATCCGCTCCTGTTGTTGGACTAGAATCGTGATAGAATCAGCCTCAGGTATTCGATGACTTCGGAGAGTCGATTGCGAAGCCAGTTACGCACGGCGAACGAGATAGGGGTTATTGACTTCTCGTATCACTTCGATCTTATCGCCGACCTTCAAATCGGGGTGGCGGTCGGCTCCTCCGAGGAGCGCTTCTTCGCGATGGTTGCGACGGACCAAAGCCCAGATATGGCCTTCACTGATTCTCTTGACGGTGGCTTGCATGTATTCCTCCGGTTATTGGACCGCTCACCTTCTTACCATGCACACTCTATGCCAGAACACAAACCCAATGAAATCAATGCTAGTGAATACTCACGACTCTGACGCTCAACGTCATAAAGTGCCGCGACAGGCTCAAAAAGGTCACTTTCTAGAGGCGATTTCATGAACGAACACCACTACCAGCGGATAGACAAAGGAAGCAAACGCCTGAAGATATCCGAGGTGGAGCGTGAGGGTCGGAAACAGCCCAGAACAGAAATGGGGACATATCTCCCAGCCTATCCACCTGAAATGCGCGCCCAAGCGATCCTAGAGGCTACAGACGGCCTTAGAAACGGAACGCCAACCCCTAAGCAAGTCGCAGAAAGACTCGGAATACCAATATCAACTATTTACTCATGGTTAATAGCCGATCCCAACGCTTCTCAAGCACGTACAGACTTCTTTGCTGAGCGTGTAGGTCTACACCTGGTAAAGATAGAAGGCAGTTCCGACCCGCTAGAATTAGCGCGCGCCCGTGAAGCTTACAGAGCCTGGGCAGACATAGCCTCTAAGCGAGACCCTGCCAACTACGGCCAGAAACAGGAGATAACTCATACAGTTAAGCCTGAGTTCACCGTCATCCTCAAGCCCGAAGAAAAGCTTATTACAGACGAGTAAAAGCATTCTTTTTCCTACCAGGATTTGATGGGGGGGCTTGTCCTTGGGTCATAGGGCAAGGGGCATTTGAGTGGGGATACATTCCCATCCGCTCACCTAGAGTCGGAAAGAATGCTTGTAATAAAGAATCATATCTGATTTAATATCAGAATGAGATGCAGGGCATGCAGTGAGGAACATCCTTCACATCTTCGCTGTGATCTTTGGGCGAGACAGAAGGCCGCGACTTCAGGCGTGGTGAGTCCTGAAGCGGTAGCGACGCCAAGTAGGGTAAGAGAGCAACACCCTCACGTGAATGAGCCGATGGTTGACCGTGACTCCCCGGCAAGGAACGCGCAGGTTGGAACGGCAGGGCCAGTAGAAAAGGCCCGAGAATTCTTGAAGAAGGTAGGCAGGCCTAAACTCAATAGAACGCCGGAAGAAAAGCGTAAGATGCGTTCTGAATATATGAGGAAGCGATACCATGCAAAACGCGGTTAGACTGGTATTCTACCTTTTACTGGCTGAGTGTACGATGCAGATCATCGTGATTAACGGTCAGAGTACCCACTGCCAGACTTGTTGTTACGACGGTCAATGTACGACGATTTGTAACTCGTGAACCAAAGTCCCAACTTCACCGGACCTCCTGAGTTCCCGGTCCACAATCCCAAATACTCAGACTTTCCAGATTTTGAAGGTTCCCAACCCTGGGATGTGGGTCCACTTCAACATCTACTAAGAGACACCCGAGGGGCACCGTTTCAATCAGAACCGTCATCCCTGAGTACCCTTCTGCAAACCCTGAAAGACTTCTATCAACAGGCTAAAAACCTTCCACTACCCAGACTTGAGGTCTCGGAACCTCAATGGTGGACAGAATTAAAAGCTCAGGCCGAGGCTAAACGCAGGTGAGGGTTTTCATAGGGTACGACCCCAGAGAGTCAGTTAGTTACCACGTAGCAGCTCACTCAATTCTAAGTAGGTCTTCGATACCCGTACACATAACACCCCTTGCTCTACCCAATCTCTCCGGTGACTTCAAAAGAGAACGTAATCCTCTACAAAGCACAGACTTCAGCTTTACCAGGTTTCTAGTCCCCCATCTTTCAGACTTTCGGGGTTGGTCTTTGTTCATGGACTGCGACGTTTTAGTCCGGTGTGACATCGCTGAACTCGGAAGACTGTGTAACCTTGAGAACTTCTACAAGTCTGTTTTTGTCGTCAAACATGACTACCAACCCAAAGACCAGACCAAGTTCTTGGGTGAAACCCAGACTCCCTACCCTAAAAAGAACTGGTCTTCGGTCATTTTATTCAACAACTACAGATGTCGAAATCTCACCACGGAATATGTCAACTCTGCCTCTGGTCTTGACCTACATCAATTCAAATGGACAGACGAAGAAAGAATCGGAAGTCTTGAAAAAGACTGGAATCACCTCGTTGGAGAGCAGGAAGAAAACCCTAACGCCAAGATTGTGCATTTTACAAGGGGGGGGCCTTGGTTCAAGGATTACGCTAAAGGGGAATACGTGGAGGAATGGTTCAAAGAGTTCCACTCGATGAGTTACCCACTGGAGATCAAATGAGATCGATAGAGGAACTGAAAAGCTTCATTGAAGCTTGCAAGGAATTCGATGGAGGCATGTGTACGGAGCCAGATGGCAAGTGCGTTCCGGTATACAAAGCAAAAATGGAAGCACTAAAAGAATTAGATGATGCAACTAGATTGGCACAGTACGTCAAAACACTTTGAAAGCTGAACTTGAACCCCGTCAAGTACTGGATTTTACAACGGAGGCAACTGAAGTCTTGTACGGAGGAGCTGCCGGAGGAGGAAAATCTTATGGGAAGCGGGTCTCTGCTATCCGCTGGTGTGCGGAAGTTCCCGGTATTCAAGTATATTTCTTCAGAAGGACACTCCCAGACCTCCGGGACAATCACTTACGAGGCCCGACCTCGTTTTTCGTCCTCTTGGGTGACTATCTACAAACCAAGAACGTCAACTATCATGCTCAGGAGAACGAGTTCGCCTTCTGGAATAAAGCGGTTCTACACCTGTGTTACTGCGATTCGGAAAACGACGTAGAAAAGTATCGGGGGGCTGAGATTCATGTTCTGATAATGGACGAACTGACCCACTTCTCCGAATATCAATATAGATTTCTAAGGTCTCGGGTCAGGATAGCTGGTCTTGAAATCCCGGAAAAGTACAGATCCAGACTCCCTAGAATCGAAGCCGCTTCAAACCCCGGTTCCATAGGTCATGCTTGGGTCAAGAGAAGTTTCATCACCCCACAACCTCCAAATAAAGTATGGAAAACACCTCCTGACGAAGGCGGGATGACTCGTCAGTTCATCCCAGCGAGACTTTCTGACAACCCTCACTTGACTAAAGAAGACCCCAACTATGCAGATCGGTTGAGAGGTCTAGGAGCCAGTTCTTTGGTAAAAGCGATGTTAGAGGGCGACTGGAACATAGTGGCTGGTCAGGCTTTTGAAAAACTCTCAAGATCGACCCACTGCATAAGTCCTTTTACCCCCCCTGAAGACTGGTTGGTTTTCGGGTCTTTTGACTGGGGGTCTACACGACCTTTCAGTTATGGGCTTTGGACCGTTTCAAACGGTGAAAGCCTTCCAGATGGGAGAATCTACCCCAGAGGCGCTCTAATTCGTTACGACGAGCTATACGGCTGGAATGGGAAACCCAACGAAGGGCTTAGGATGGAAGTAAGAGAAGTCGCTGAAGAGATAAAAAAGCTTGAAAACAACGTCAAACCGGCGTATAGGATTGCAGACTCCGCTATTTGGGATGTTGACGGGGGACCTTCCATTGGAGAGAGATTTAATAACTATGGAGTCGTCATGAGACCCGCTCCCAAAGGTCGAGGGTCCAGACACAATGGATACATCGAAGTAAGACAGAGAATCGAAGGGAATTTAGAGGGACCGATGCTGTACGCTACGTCTAACTGTCATTCAGGGTTTTGGAGGACTTTACCCGACCTAGTGATGGATGAGCATCTACACGGGGTCCAGTCTGAAGACGTAGATACCGAACAGGAAGATCATACTTACGACGAAGTCAGATACGCCTGCACCTCAAGACCTTGGGAACGGCATGTAGAGAAGAAGAAAGAACCCATGGATAGGTGGTTCCGGATGGAAGAAAAATCCGAAGACTCTTGGAGGACGCTGTAGACACCCTAGAAACAGGTCACGAAGTCCCTCTAAACGAGGTCCGTGATCTATTCAAAAACACTCCAAAGACTTGGGGGTTTGTAGGGGGGATGTTCATCGGTGGGAATGACGATGGTATAGCCCTTAGATTTCTACATGGCAAGCAGTACGAACCCATGACCAGAAATCTATGGCGTTTGCTTTGTAAAGACGCTGAATTAGTCGCAGATATAGGTGCCCACACCGGGACTTTCACTTTAGATGCCTGGAATTCAGGAGCGAAGTTCGTTTTTTCCGCAGAACCCCATCCTATAAACTACTCCCGTCTGGTCTTAAACTTGAGATACAACGGCTTTCCCTGTGGTGGGGTGATGTATGGAGCTATGGGGGATGTGGATAAAATAGACATGCTTTTAGTGAAACAGATGTTTCTATGTCACGCAGCAGGTCGGGTCGGGATGCACAACGTAAATGGTCATGAACTCCCGGTAAGGGTTCACAGAATGGACACTCTTATCGAAGAAGAATTCTGGCCCACCCTGAAAGTCGTCAAGATCGACGCTGAAAACTACACCCTGAATACTCTTGTAGGTATGGGGAAGATTCTAAATCATAAACCCGACCTAATACTTGAATGTACTCAGACCGGGATGACAGAAGTATTGAAGCCTTTGGGGTATAGATTCTGGAATATCTGGGAGACCGGAAAAATAGAAGAAGTAGAAGACTTGACTCCGTACAATCCAGGAAATAACTACAACGGCACCGATGAAGACTGTCGGAACAGGTTTTGTTCAGTAAAAGGACTCCCCGATGGCCTCCAAGCGTAAGAAAGACAATCAATCCACCGCTCTTCCTAATAGCAAAAAGGCCGTCACTGACGACGAACTGGATAAGTTAGTCCTCTGGGTCAATGAATCCGATGACATGACTTTGGATACCAGGGATTTGGCTGAAAAATCCCGTAACTATTACGACTCGATTCAATGGACCGATGCTGAAATAGAAAAACTCAAGAGGCAAAAGCAGGCCGCTACGGTCATCAACCGTATAAAACCCAAGATCGATATGTTGATGGGGATGGAAAGGGCTAACAGAACCACGGCTAAAGCCATGCCAAGGACTCCTAAAGAGACTCAGGGGGCGCAAGCTGCTACTGAAGGAGTCAGGTTTGTACTACAGGACAACAACTACAACCGTAGTCGGTCGGATGTTTGGGAAAACCTCACGATTGAAGGTACTGGTGGTATTGAGGTCAATGTAAAACCCCAAAAGGACAGTTTCAAAGTCACTATCAAACATATTATGTGGGACAGATTGATTTACGACCCACATTCCAGACGGAAGAATTTTTCGGACGCCCGTTATCTGGGTCAGGTCATTTGGCTGGATTATGACGAAGCGGCAAACCTATATCCTGATGGGACTGATGTACTTGAAGACATGCAGTCTGGTTCAAGTACTTACGAAGACAGACCACGGTGGATGGACAACACCAGACGTAGAGTAAAGATTGTCGAACTGGACTATAAAAAAGACGACGGGACGTGGTGTTACGCCGTTTTCACTAGAGGCGGATTCTTAAAGACTCCAAAAGTCACCCCCTTCAAGAATGAAGAAGGAGATACAGAGTCTCGGTACGAATTCGCCAGTCTATTTGTAGATAGAAACGGAGGTCGTTACGGAGCCGAGAAACAATTACTCGATATTCAGGACGAGATCAACAAGAGACGCAGTAAAGCCCTTCATTTGATGTCTGTCAGACAAGTCCGATGGGAAAGAGGGGCTGTAGAAGACATCAACAAAGCCCGAGATGAACTGGCTAAACCCGATGGAGTCTTGGAGACGACTCCGGGTATGGAATTCGAGATTCTAAAGACAGGAGATATGGCTCAGGCTCAGTTCAATCTATTGACCGAAGCCAAGATGGAAATCGACTCTGTAGGGGCGAATGCAGCCACTATGGGGAAGGATAAAACTGTCCAGTCCGGGGTAGCTCTGAGACAAAGAGAAATGACGGGACAGACTGAACTAGCCCCGATGTTCGATGTTCTTAAAGACCTGGATATTCGTGTCTACAGGAAGGTCTGGAACAGAATAAAGCAGTACTGGAAAGGTGAGATGTGGCTCCGTGTCACTGACGATGACAATAATCTAAAGTTCGTAGGTCTTAACAAGCCCATGACCAATGGGGAATTCGTCCTACAGCAAGCCCAGCAAAACGGAGCCCCGCCGGAGCAACTACAAGCTCTTGCAGTCCAGATCGCCCAAGACCCAAGGTCTCAGGAAATCCACTCCACCCAGAACGATATCGTGAATCTTGATGTCGATATCATCATGGAAGAAGCTCCTGACACGGTGACTCAGGAGGTTGAAGATTTTCAGGCTATGGCCGAGATGGTCAAATCCGGCTTCCCCCTGCCCCCCGAAGCGGTCATCATGGCTTCTCCCTTGTCCAACAAGGACAAGATCATCAAGATGATGAAGGAAAAACCGCAAATACCCCCTCAACTTCAGGAGCAGATAAAAAAGATGGAGGAGGAATTTCAAAAACTCCAGCAGGAGAACCAGCAACTGAAGGCCGATCAGCAAGTAGAGGCGGCGAAGATTCAAGCCGAACAACAATCCTCTGCTGCGAAACTCCAACTGCAAAAAGAATCCAAGCAGATGGAACTTGAACTAAACGCCCAAACTGCTGGGACTGAACTATTGCATACCCACGAAAAAGCCAAGCAAGACCTACAGTTCCAGAGAGAAAAGGCCCAGCAGGATGCCGATTTGATGGTATGGAAGGCCAAACTGGATGCAGAGACCAAGGTTTTGGTAGCCCAAATTGCTGCAAAACAAGCATCCGATCAGGCTCTATTGGAAGCCGAGACTGCTGCGGATGTGAACTTCCTGAAAGACGATGGTGGGTCTAAGACTTCTCCCAAACCGAAAATTACGGACGTTCTGACGACTTTGGGCCAAGGCATGACTCAGCAAGCCGAAGCCCACAGAAAGGCTATGGAAGACCTCTCCAAATCCCATCAGGAGGGCTTGAAGCAGATCATGACCCATCTCTCGAAACCAAGAACTATTACTGCCAAGTCTTCCTCGGGTAATACGATCACCGCTACCACTCACTGATGATCCGCTTTCATAAACAACTACCTATAGAGAAGCACGCAGAAGTGCTTGCGAAGATACATAAGCATATAGGCAAGCCTCATCACTTTGATGGGCGTCATTTCTTGTTTCATGGGGATATGCCACCTCGGAAAAACAAGGCAGCATGGCTACCGATCTATCGCGCTGCCGGTTATCAGAGCGGGGATAGAGGTTCTTATTGGTGTCCCATCGACCTGGAGTTCATCCATAAGGAAGGCTCCCTTATGGCACTCGATGATGGGACTGTTCACCAGCGCGTTGATGGGGTCTGGGTAAAGCGCAATGTCCACGTATGACTACACATTCACCGTCAACGAGAATCCTCTCTCAGACGGTGGTAAATGGGTCAACAACGTATCAGGAACATGGACCCATCCTGTAACAGTTGCCAGCAACAGGGCCGGTGGTCCCGGTTCTTCGAGCACGAACGATGCAATCGCCATGCTCACCGATACGGCCGGTGGTGGGTCTTCGTGGGGACCGGATCAGACTATCACGATAACGAACCGTCTTACCGGGACGGATATAGACGCGGAGAACGAAGCGCATCTTCGGATGACGCAATCCGGCGGGAACAATGTAACGACCATAGAAGCCGATCTTGTCTTCTCCTCCCACACGACGATCATCGCATCATGGAACGGTGCCCAAGGGTCTTTCACGGTCTTCGGAGATTATGGAAATACAGACCCTCAGTCAGATGGGGATGTTTGGGAATATGCGGTCACGGGGTCAGACCCGACCATTGCGGTCGCAGCGAAGAAAAATACCGTATCTGTTGGGAGTATCGGGAGCATCACAGGAGCGGCTCTCAACTCTGGGAATCCGGGAATAGGCTTCGACGCCAATTCGACCGATGGAACGGTCTGGACGATAGACCACTATGTAGTCACCGATGGAGTGGCTATCCCAATACCCTCTCTGATCGACCCAGCGATACTGATCTGATATGACTATCCAGATCAAGCATAAGACTTCTGTTCAAGCTCCTGACGACCCAACAAAGTCGGTCAATGCTGCTGAATGGAATGATGACCATTTTGTATCTGGTGCGGTTTCGGTAGGAGGGCTTTCGGCTTCTATATCAGTTGTAGAAGCGCATATAGACTCTCTGAGTCAGCAAATCTCCGTCCTGACCGGAGGTGGTGAGGCTCATCCTACAAGCGCTGAATTTATAAGTCTTCAAGCAGACGTAAGTGCTTTGTCCGTAGGACTTTCCGCCCTTTCTGTCCAACACTCAAACCTGAGTGCGACGGTCTCATCGAACGCCGCTGTCGTTTCGGCTCTTTCGGTAGCCGTTTCGGTCGTACAAGCCAATGTCTCCGCTTTGAGCGTTGAAACCAGTGCTGTTAGGGCTAATGTCTCTACCCTCTCTGTAGAAGTCTCCACCGTAAGGGCGAATCTTAGCGTCTTGTCTGTGGCTGTCTCAGTCGTTCAAGCAGGACTCTCGAACGAGATTTCTGCCAGAGCCTTATCTGTCAACAATCTGTCAGCGATTGTAAGTACCAACCTAGCTCAACTCTCAAGCCTTTCTGCGCTTGAAAGTGCCTTATCTGCGCTTCACTCGACGCTGAGTGCACAAGTCTCAGCAGTCAGTGTCAGGACTTCGGACGTAAGTGCGGCAGTTTCGGTAGTCGCAGCGAATCTTTCTTCTTTAAGTGTTGAAGTATCTACCGTTAGGGCGAATGTCTCCAGCCTGAGTGTGAGTTTTTCTGTTCTGGATGCAAGAGTCTCCAATAATTCTGTGTTCATGGCAGGTATTTCAGGAGGTGGAGGGGGAGAGGTCCATCCGACTTCAGCCGAGTTTGTCAGTCTTCAGGCAGACTTCAGTGCGTTATCGGTAGCAGTTTCTGTAGTTCAGGCCAATGTTTCTACTCTGAGCGTTGAAGTCTCTGTCGTCAGGGCTGGACTATCCAATGAACTCTCAGCCAGAGCGTTATCGATCAATAACCTGAGTGCCATAGTCAGCACCAATCTTGCTCAGGTCTCAGCTCTTTCCGTTCAGCATTCAAGTCTGTCTGCTCAAGTCTCAGCTTTGAGTGTGGCATTCTCAAATGAACTTTCGGTAAGGGCTTTGTCTGTTAATGCCCTGAGCGCGGTCGTTAGTTCCAATCTTGCTCTGCTTTCTGCGTTGTCAGTTCAGCATTCAAGTCTTAGCGCAGCATTCTCGACGCTCTCTGTTCAACATTCTTCCCTGTCAGCGGCGTTTTCTACACTGTCTGTACAGCACTCCTCGTTGAGTGCTCTTGAGTCGGCACTCTCAGTTCAGGTCTCAGCCCTCTCAGCCCAGATGACATCCCTGATGGCAAATAAAGCCGTTCTAAAGGGGTCTCAACTGATCTCAGTCTCCACCCCGGCCAGTGTGTCAGCAATGGGATTTTCAGTAGGTGCAGGGAATACCTACGCTTTCAGGTACTACGTCATCTATACCTCAGCAGCCCCCGCCTCGGGTCTGGGTTTGACAGTGACTTTCCCAGGAATGACCAATTTCGCCGCTACGGCTGAAATTACTTCAGGAGTAGATGGAACCGCAGGTATTTTCTCAGGGTCGATCACGACTTCAGGGGACAGAGTTCAAGCTATTAGCTGTCAGACCTCTACCGAGCAATTCTTTGCAACAGTCTATGGGGTTTGTAAGGTCTCGACTTCCGGGACTTTAGCTTTACAAGCCTTCCCTGAAGTCTCTGGGGCTGCGAATCAAATCGTCATCAAAGAGGGTACAGCCGGGGCGATATGGCGAACGGGCTAAAAAGACTCGCCCTCGATCAGAAGGTCGAGACCCGGTACTGTGTTTCCAGTGAAATCCGCGAAGACCAGATGCGGATCGCTCTATCTAAAATCTCGGAAAGACTCGTACCTTCAGAGACTCTAACCTCCGAACCCATAGCCCTTGTATGTTATGGACCTTCCCTGAAGAAGAACTGGGAGGATATTCGTAAATTCAAGAAGATAATGACTTGTTCAGGTGCTCACCAGTTCCTTCTGGAGAGGGAAATTACACCGACTTACCATGTAGACCTCGACCCCAGGGAACACAAGGTCAAGATGCTGGGTACGCCGAACAAAGATACTGAATACCTGATGGCCTCCTGCTGTCATCCGTCTATGTGGGAACTCCTTGAAGGCTACAAGGTAAAGCTGTGGCATATCTTCAACAACGAAGATGAGAAAGAACTCCCTCTATCTTATCCTCCTGGAGAGTGGATTCTCACCGGAGGGAATAACGTAGGTCTGAGACTCATGGTAGTTGCTAGGGCTTTGGGATTTACCAACCAGCATATCTTTGGTATGGATTGTTCCTTTCCCAAAGGAGATGAACACCATGCCGGAGTCCATCTAAACACCCACAAGAAACTCTACGAAGTCCCCTACGCAGGTAAAGTTTTCTATGTAGAGCCTGTAATGCTGACCTATGCACATCAGTTCTTCCACGAGATCAAGCAACTCCCGGATGTCTCGTTCAACCTATACGGTGATGGGCTGTTGCAACACATGGCCCAGGATAAGAAGGAATTCAAGGCAAAAAAGTCAGCAGCAATAGCCTTCAAGACTCCGGTGACTTTCACTGAAAACCACGTAAAGGAGATGAAACGACTTCACCTTGACCCCACCTATGGTTTGGGTGGTCGAAAGCATAAAGACGTAATCGTCAAACTCTCAGACGCTCTACAGACTAGAAACATCATGGACTATGGGTGTGGAAAGGGGACTCTTGCTCAAAAACTCCCCTTTCCGATCTGGGAATACGACCCTGCTATACCTGGAAAAGACTCCGTACCACGACCGGCAGATTTAGTGGTCTGTCTGAACGTCCTTGAATGTGTAGAGAGGGAGATGTTGGATAACGTCCTTGGAGACCTCGTTAGGTGTTCAAGGAAGTGCGTTTTTGCTGTCATAAAGTCTACCGATAAATCCTTCTGGACTCAAAAACTCAATCAGTTCTTCAAGATCGGGACAATTCTTCAAGGCGGTGAAGACCTTCACTGTGTCCTCGAACCAAGGGCAAAAGGTCCTCTGGGGTAGGTAGATGGCTGTTATCTATTATGAAGGCACTGGAATTCCTGGAATTACCCCGGTTATACCTCGGTTTTCATTCTTTGAACCTTCTGAAATTGAAATACCTGCTCCTCAAAAATATACATGGGCGCAAGAGCAAAGACGATGGATTCTTAGAAACCAAGGCCCAGAGTGGTATCTAAGGAATGAACTTTGGGCGCATAAGTTCTACATGATGAAACGTCCTTGGTGGTTGGGGATTGCGTGAGCGGCATTTTCAACGCTTCGATCTTCAATAACACGATCTTCAACACCGGAGATTCTGGTGTAGTCGTTGTTGACGTTAAGACCGGCACCGGAGGTATAGACCCAAAGAAGAAAAGACGGACCATCTACAAGCCAACAGGTCTTGTAAATAAGAAGTTAGAACAGAGAGTAGTCGAATCTCAACAGATTCAACGAGAGGTCTATGAAGAGGTCATAAAACCTCAGTTTGATGTTCAGATAGACCTAAAGCCAATACAGGAGATGACCTCGGCTGAAGTAGACAGAGAGATAGGTCTTCTCATGAGAGAGAAACTTAGAGCGGAGGATGAAGACGACATGATGCTGGTGATGATGATTGCAGCCAATGATTGATCTGATCGAGTCTATCAAGGACTATAAGGTACTTTTTGTCGGCGATACGATCATTGACGAGTATCACTATGTCACTCCATTAGGTAAGTCAGCTAAAGAGAACCTGATCCCTGTTAAATACGAGTCTCAGGAACTATTCAATGGTGGAGTAGACGCCGCTGCGAATCATCTAAAAACCTTCTGCAAGGAAGTCATAGTTTCAGGTCATGGTCATACCACTCGTAAGGTCAGGATGGTTGACAAAGACTATATGAGGAAGCTATTCGAGGTTCACTATACCGATGGTTTTACCCAGAACTATGTCTCTCCGAAAGGTTATGACGTTGTAGTCGTAGCAGATTTTGGTCATGGGGCCATTACGGAAGAAAGAATCTCGGAGCTTTGCCGGGAGTCTTCATTTCTCGCGGTGGCCGCTCAGACCAATTCAGCCAACATGGGTTTCAACCTGATAACCAAATACAGACGTGCGGACTATATCGTTATCGACGAGCCAGAAGCTAGACTGGCAGCTTGTGACCGGGACGGACCTATAGAGAACGTCATCATAAAACTCGCTACCAACAGATGTTGGAAGTTCGTAGTGACTCTAGGTCATAGGGGTGCAGTTGGGTATCACGAAGGAAAGTTCTACCGGCAATCCGCCTTCACTGATTTAGTCAGGGACACGATGGGTGCCGGGGATGCGTTCTTCTCTATTACAGCCCCAATGGCCAAGACAGGGAAGATGGAAGACCTCCTGTTTATAGGCTGTGCCGCTGGGGCCTTAAAGACCGGGATAGTGGGTCACAGAGAGTCAGTCACCAAGGAGAAACTGATTGAATTCATCAGAACTCACTGAACTGATAAAACTAGCTCCCCATGTCTATATCATCGGAAATGGAGGAAGTTATGCTAATGCAATGCACATCTGTAACGACCTCCTATCGGTTGGTGTAAGGGCTTATTGCATTGACCCGTCTACCTTAACTGCGTTCTCAAATGACTATGGGTATGAGAAAGCCTTCGCCAGATGGATAGGAGTAGTCGGTGAGAGAGATGACCTCCTGATCGCCCTTTCAGGGAGTGGGAAGTCTCAGAATATCCTGAAGGCTATCTTGATGGCAGAAGCCAGGGGTATGAAGGTCTGGAGGGAGTTTGGAAAACCTCAGAATCTGAACATGCAAAAGGCAGAAGAGTGGCAGATAGAACTCGGTCATAAAGTGATGATGAACCTCAAATGATTGTCCTAGCTAATGGCGTATTCGACCTGTTTCATGTTGGTCATTTGAGATACCTTGAACAAGCCTCAAAGTTTGGCGATCTGGTAGTCGGAGTCACCAAAGATGTGAACGTGAATAAGAAAGGAAGACCCATAGTCCCTGAACTTGAAAGACTGGAGCTTGTAAAAGCTCTGAGGTGTATTTCAGATGCGAGACTTTGCCTTGATTCATTGGACGCCCTTAGAGAGTGGCAACCCGATGTCTTCGTCAAAGGTTCTGACTATCGTAAAAAGGGTCTTCTGGACTCGGAGATTGAATACTGCAAGCGAAACGGTATTGAGATCAGATTCACCAACCCCAATCCCCAAACCACAACCGGAATCATAGAAAGGATCAAATGCTCCTCTTGACCGGCTCTGCCGGGTACGTAGGCTCTGTCTTGCTGCCAAAATTAAAGGACTACGATGTAAAGACCGTAGACTTGTGCTGGTTTGGGGGTGAGGCTGATTACAAGATGAACTTCTGGGAAGCGCCTCTAGTCGGTGTTGATACGATCATTCACCTCGCAGGAATACCCAATGACGCCACTGGAGAATTAGACCCAAAGGTCACCTGGGAGACCAATGTTCTTGGAACCGCGATATTGGCACAAAGAGCAGCAAAGAAAGGGGTAAAACAGTTTATCTATGCAAGCTCTGGTAGTGTCTATGGGATCAACAATTCTGAAGTAACAGAGGATGATCTACTCATCCCGGTGAGCGAATACAACAAGAGCAAGATGCTCGCAGAGAGAATCCTTCTCTCATACAAAAACGATATGAATATCCAGATTGTCAGACCCGCTACGGTCTGTGGATGGTCTCCACGTATGAGACTGGATGTGATGGTCAATTCCTTCGTGATTCAAGCGTTGGAATATGGGGAGATCAAATTCAATGGCGGGGATCAGTACAGACCAAATATCCATATACAGGACATGACAGACCTGTATGTATGGCTTCTTGAAAATCCACATCATAATGTGATCCTAAATGCAGGTTTCGAGAATGTAACAATCGAGGATATTGCAAAGAAAGTACAGAACAAGATTCCCTGCAAGATAGTTCCAAGAGAATCCAACGACCCAAGGTCATACAGGATCAATTCTCATAGATTGCTAGACCTGGGATTCAAGCCCAAGAAGATAGTAGCTGACGCTATCGGTGAACTGATAGCCAAGTACCATAACAACGAACTAAGGGACTCGGACGAATGCTATCGGTTGAAGACGATGAAGTTGTTTCACTGAACTCCCGAAGGCAGGAGTTCATCGAAAGAGTGAGGTCTTTCGAGATGAGACTCTTGGAGGACATGAAGAACATCTACGTCCCGGTACATTTGTGTCTGGGTCAGGAATCGGTCTCAGCCGACCTTCATGAATATATGAAACCACAGGACTGGTTATTTTCTACACACAGGAATCACGGTCATTATCTAGCCAAGGGCGGAAGCGAAGAAAAACTATGGGACGAGATACATGGATTACCAACGGGGGTGAATCAGGGGTTCTCGGGGAGTCAGGGGATATCGGACAAAAGCATCAATTTCCACGCCTCTGCGATTGTGGGGGGTCTTGTAGGGGTTGCCACTGGGACGGCCTATGCTCTGAAAGGCTCGAACGCTGTTTCTATTTGTGTCGTAGGCGATGGGGGGACGGAGGCTGGCGTATTCTGGGAATCACTAAACTTCGCTGCCCTCAATAAACTACCCATCTGCTTCATTTGCGAGAACAACGAAATGTCAGTAGATGCTCATATCTCTGAAAGACAAGCGACTCCGCTAGGTCCAAGAGTCGAGTCTTTCGGGATAACAGTCAAAAGGCATATGGCAGCAGCAATAATGAGTGCCAGATGCAACAGACCTAGTTTCTACGAGGCCAAAGTCAAGCTTGAGGGAGACCATATCTATATGGGAAGACTTCCAGCGAAGGAGGTCATTTGAAGTCGGACAATGAAGTCCGTCCAGCAGGGACGTTCGCTGGCGAGATCAACCGGACGCTTCACGAGTCTCTTGAGGAGTATCCCAACCTAGTCTTGGGAGGCCAGCTAATCAAATATGGATATGCTGGTCTCACTACAGGTCTTTATGAGCAATACCAAGATAGGTTCATCACCTACTCGGTCTCGGAAGAACTGATGAATTCTTCTGCGATGGGTCTAGCTCTAGCCGGTAAGCGGGTCATCATGTTCCACGTCCGACTGGACTTCCTGCTATCGGGAATGAATGCGCTTTTCAACCATATCCCTATCTGGTACGCCAAGGGCCATAAACTCCCCATTACTTTCATCTGTCAGGAGGGTAGGGGGATAGGTACGGGGCAGGGTGCCCAACATTCAAAGGACTTCACATTCTGGTTCCAGAAGTGCGAGGGATGGAATGTCTGTGTCCCTCAGAACCCGAAAGAAGCAAGGCAGATGCTCAAAGGTGCGATAGAGGGTGACATGCCGACTCTCTACGTCCTACATCGTCGTCTATTCAATGCTACCAAGGGCGAGAAGATCACGATACCGCAGGAGTTGAGGTTCTGCGGAGCCTCACAAAGACACATGGATGAGTTCTATGCCAAGCGTTAGCGTCATTGTTCCGGTGTATGGAGAGAAGAAATGGCTCTCCCAGTGTTTGAACAGCATCAAAGTCAATGACTACGACTTGGAACTCATAGTGGAAGGAGACCCAGAAGGTACTGGTGCTGCACAGGCTAGAAACAGGGCACTAAGGAGGGCAGTAGGTAAATATGTGATGTTCTGCGATTCTGATGATTACTTTGAGCCTGGGGCTATTGATTTGATGCTCTCCGAAATGGACGGAGCAGACCTCGTGTGCGGGTCATTTCGTAAATTCGGTGATTTCGAGATGACCGTGAGTCATCCCACCGAGACTTTTACCATGACAGATATAGCCGACTACACCATCTCAAACCTCAAAAACCCGGGTGAGAACCAGATGCTCTCAGGGTGTTGGGCCAAACTCTACAAACGAGACCTGATAGTCAACTTCCCTGAATTGGTGACTGCTGAAGACATGGGGTTTAACTTCGACTATCTAAGACGGTGCAAGAAGGTCAGATTTTTGGAGAACATTGTCTATCACAACCGTAAGAGACAGAACTCCCTCTCAACGAGTTTCGACCTTGAGAAGAAGGAAAGACTTTTCGGTCTTCTGGATGGACTGAAATATGTCAAAGCCTTCCTAAAGGAGACAGATATAGACCCTGACGAAATGGAAGACGCTCTGGATTCTTCAAAGGTCTACCATAGCATGTTGTATTTCACCCGGATTCACGGCTCAGGTCGGGAGACATTCAAGAGGATTTACCCATGACCTTCAGAGATATAATGGAATCACTAGGTTTCGATCTGCCAGAGGTTCAAGAGCTTTTCAGATGTATTCTTTCCGCCACGAAACGCGGCCTTTCTAAGGAACAAATTCATTGGCTATTGCAGGAGCGTCGTAGAGATGAGATGTTCCTTAGAGTCATGAGACTGCCATGATTATCTTCGGGGCTGGTGTGGTTGGAGAGGCAACCCTCCATGCTTGTAGAGCTAAAGGTATCGAGGTCGAATGCTTCGTTGATGACCGTATCAAAGGATCGTTACTTGGAGTTCCTATAAAGAAGACCTCAGAGATCAAGAAAGGGGCTTTCTACCTGACCTCTCCGAATATCCTGGATATGATCGGTCCGGTTTGGGGGATGGGAGGTAGCTGGAAATCCTGTAGTGAAGTTTTGAAGGACTTCGATATCTCAGGAATCGACTTCCTCTCGATCAATGGGAACAACGAGTCCAGTAAATACACGACCGAGCATGTCAAATACCTCATCAGGACCGTCCTACATCATCACGACGACTATCTTAATCCTGAGAAACTGAGTATCCAGAACGTCGATCTCATCGTTACCGAGCGGTGTTCGATGAAGTGTAAAGACTGCGCGAATCTGATGCAGTATTATGAAAATCCGGAGAATGCGGACCTGAACGAGATGGTTCAGACCATAGACTCTCTGTGTGAGAAGGCAGATGAAGTATATGAGGTCAGGGTAATCGGTGGCGAACCTTTCATGAACAAAGACGTTCATCTGATAGTTGAGAAACTGACCTCTAAGGAGAACATCTCCAAGGTTTCGATCTTCACCAACGCGACCATTGTTCCCAGAGACCCCCAATGGGAGGCTTTGAGTCATCCGAAAGTACGTTTCTTCATCACTGACTATGACGAACTCTCAAGGAACCTGCAAAAACTCCTGCCAGCCCTTGAAGAAAGGAAAATCCCGTATGTCTCGGAAAAAGCGAATGGTTGGACGGACTCGGCTGCGCTTGATAGGCATGGCAGAACTCAAGAGGAAAATGCCTCGATCTTTGCCTCCTGTTGCGCTAAGAATCTTGCGACACTACATGACGGATTCCTCTATAGGTGCCCTTTCAGTGCAAATGCCGACAAACTCAAGGCCATACCTGATTATTTCGAGGATCGAATAGTCGTCAGGACCGCTACCAGAGATGAGATCAGGAGTTTCCTGAGAGACAAGACTTCCATTCAAGCCTGCGATCACTGCAATGGACGGTCTTACGACGCTCCGGTGATCCAACCTGCCATTCAAACCAAGAAACCTCTGACCTACTTCAAATATGGCTCTAAGTCTCTCGCAAACTGAAGCGATAAGCCGACTCATAAAGCCCGGAATGAGGGTATGTTCATTCGGCTATCCGGACCTAATAGCTCCACAGGAGATGATCGATTCCATCCTGAAAACGACGTTTTCTCCAGTTGAATTCAGGGCAGATTCAGAAGCTATCTGTAAGCGGCATGGCTTGAAACCACACCCTATTCCAGATGCCCATTCATTTTTCAGGCTTCTAGGGGCGCAACTAGATGTCTTCGACGTGGTCAAAGAGAGGGGTTGTGAAATTCTCTGCGATCTGAATCAGACGATGGTTCCACGTGGAGCCTACGACATGGTTCTGGACGTAGGGACTGCTGAACACTGCTTCAACATCGGTAGAGCGTTAATCAACATGGCCTCGATGGTCAAAGAAGGGGGTTACATCATCCATGAGAACCCTGCCAACTGGGGGAATCACGGGTTTTACAACCTCAACCCGACCCTCTTTTTCGACTTCTATACTGACAACGGTTTCGAGGTCCAGGACCTGAAACTGGTCACCAGAGATGGTCGGTCGTTCGTTCCGAATCCAGTCAAGAGATTCCGATTCTCGGATGAGGAAGTCAATATCTTTTGCATTGCACAACGAATAAAGGTACAACCGCTAATCTTTCCCATACAGACCAAATACAAAGGTCTGATACCCGCCGCCGGGGCTTCGGGCGAACGTGACGCCGACGAAAGGGCGATAGGAGTCGTAAATGGCTGAAATAGAGAAAACCTCGCTAGATGATGTACTGAAGGAACCAGCACCCGCAGAACCAGCTCCAGTCGAAAGGGTAGTTCCTGCCAATCAGGAGTGGAGGGATAAGGAGCAAGCCGCCAGAGGTAATGTCCGAGACCCGGTAACAGGTCAATATGCCCCCAAGGAAGCCCCTTTAGAGGCCAAGGTTGAGCCAAAGGTCGAACCCAAGGCAGAACCAGCCAAAGTCCCTGAAAAGCCCCTAGAGGAGTATTCACCAAGGGAAAAGGCGGCTTTCGCCAAAGCTGCCGATGAAACGAGGAAAAGACAGGCCCTTGAACGGCAGATTCAGGAACTTCAGCAAAAGAAGGAGGAAAAGCCCTTCTTTGAAGACCCCGAAGGGGCGATCTCTCGTCTGAAGCAGGATTTTGAGAGCAAACAGAACTTCGCCGTTCTTTCTACCAAGGTCCAGACCTCGGAAGCTATAGCTAGGTCGAGATATCAAGATTATGACGAGAAATTCGCTATTTTCAACCAAATGGTGAACGACGCCCCTCATCTGGCCGATCAAGCGTGGGCAACTTCAGACCCGGCTGAATTCGCCTACAAGACAGCCAAGATGCACAAAGACCTACAAGACGCTGGGGGTATGGAGCAGTTAAGAGGAAAGATGGAAGCTGAAATGAAGGCCAAGATCAAGGCTGAACTGGAGGCTGAATACAAGAAAAGAGAGGAAGACTTGAAGAAGCAACGGGATGAACTTCCGGGGTCTTTAACTGACGTACCCAGTAAAGGGGTCAATCGACCTGTTTGGGGCGGTCCTACCCCCCTGGATTCGATCCTGAAGTCATGATTTGACAACTATCTGAATTGGAGTATCTTTCGCTTTGGTGCCGCCTACCATAAAGGGCGTAAAGGTCTTTCAAGCGACGCCAGCTTCAATGGGCGATTTTCCGACGCCGGGATTATGGGCGAGAAAATCCTATCAACCATTGGAGTAAGCCATGTCCCAGACCTATGCAGTCGCGGGTTTAACCCCGCAGCAATGGGATGATGAATTCTTCCGAGATTATGTCCGTATGTCCCGCTTCAAGCGGTATATGGGGACTGACGAAGCATCCATTTTCCAGCTAAAAGAAGAACTGACCAAAAAGCGCGGAGATTCCGTCACTTTTGCCCTTGTCAATGAACTGACAGGCATTGGGGTAACAGGTAATAACACCCTGAAGGGCAATGAAGAACGTCTGAACTCCCGTTCCCAAAAACTCACAGTCGATGTCCTAAGACACGCAGTAGCTGTTGATGACTGGGATGTCCAAAAATCAGTCATCGACCTGAGAAACGCAGCCCGGACCCAAATTCAACAATGGGCACAAAGAAAGCTGAGGGATGACTGCGTAGACTCTCTGGCGATGATCGACGGGATTCTATTCAACACCGCGACCAACGCCCAAAGGGATACTTGGCAGGTCAATAACAGGGACCGGACGGTGATGGGTACTGTCACTAACTCTGGGACTCCTCAAACGACTTTCGCCTCCGCTATCTCGGCTATCAGCAGCACCGCTCAGTTGACTCCCAACATCTTGTCTTTGATGAAACGGATGGCTCAAGCCGCTTCTCCGAAGATCAAGCCTGTCTATGTGAAGGAAATGGACCAAGAGTGGTATGTCGCTTTTGTCCCTTCCCTCGCTTGGAGGGATTTGACCGAAGACAACCCCACTACCAACGTATTGACCCTGGCTAATAGGGATGCAAGAGTTCGCGGAGTAGATAACCCACTTTTCACCGGAGATTCTCTGGTGTGGGATGGAATTATCATCCGTGAAATCCCTGAAATCCAGACGATCAGTACTGCAATTGCTTCGGTCGGGGTTGCTCTCCAGCCTGTCTATCTGTGTGGGGCTCAAGCTATAGGACTGGCGTGGGCTCAAAGGACCAAGAGCACGACTGATACTGACGACTATGAATTCCTTCACGGGGTCGGGGTTCAGGAAATCCGCCGCATTGAAAAGCTGCGATTTGGCACAGGGTCAAGTGACCTGACTACTCCAAAGGATCACGGAATAGTCACGGCATTTGTCGCTGCGGCTGCGGACTAAGGAGATAACATGGCCACTTTCACAGCCGATCAAGCACAAAGCACCATCCAGCCCAAAACCAACCGGGTAGGTCTGACCGCAGTTACTTCGTTTTGGTCAGTCGTCGGTTCACTGTCTGCGACATCTACCGTTCTCATGGTTAATGTCCCGAAGGGAGCGACGCCTGTACTGATTCAGGTAGCCAATACGAATAACGGCGACAGTGCAGTCCTGGTAGGTGATGGGAATAGCACAGGTAGATATCGGGCAGTCGGGACTCTCAGCGCAGGTCAAGGTTGGGTTGTTTGTAACCTCCCTGCCCCGCTATATACCTATAGTGTTGATGACACGATTGACATTCTGGTATCAACGGCATCTGCAACGACCCTTGGTGGGGCGCTGTATATGACGGTGATCTTCTCCATGGATGTCAAAGTTCCCAACAGCTTCTAAATGGATGGGAGGGGCTAATAACCCCTCCCTCTTTTCATGGAACAATGGGACAAAGCCTGTGCTCTGCATCTCAAAGGAGATTTCGCAGAGGCAGAGAAACTCTATGATGAATTACTGACACAGAATCACAATAACCCAGGTCTTCTAGCTACTCTGGGGACGATGTATTGCCAGATGGGTAAGATGGGTCTAGCTATCTGTCTTCTGGAATACGCGGTAAGACTTGGTTTCAAGCAGGACGATGTTCTTTCAAATCTCGGCATGGCCTATAAGTTCTCGGGTCAACGAGAAAAAGCCATGAAGTTCTTCGAGGAGTCTATTAAAGACAATCCTTCAGGTGAAGTTCTGGCCAATTACAGTGCGTTGTTTGTCGAGGCCGGTGAAGACGACAAATGCCGAACAATTTGTAAGAGGGCCATTGATCTAAGCCCCAATCATTTTCTGGCTCACTGGAATCTCTCTTTAGCTCTCTTAGCTGACGGGAAATGGGAGACAGGTTGGGATGAATACGATTGGGGTCTGAAACCCGGAGGTCTTAGGGCTAACAGGGTTTTGGGTGGTAAGCCTCAATGGGACGGGACTCCTGGCAAGAAAGTAGCCGTCTATGGTGAACAGGGAATCGGAGATGAGATCATGTTCGCCTCCATGCTCCCTGACATCATGAAAACCAATCCTATTCTTATCGAGTGTCACACCAGACTGAAGACTTTATTCGAGAAATCTTTCGGGGTGAAGTGTTTCGGTACGAGAGAAGACCCAGACCCAGAGTGGGCGAAGACTGAGGACTTCGACTATCAGATTTCAATGGGGTCTTTGGGTAAATTCTACAGAAGGTCCAGAGCGGAATTTCCAGGCACAGAATATATGAAGACAGAACCTTTACCTAAAGGCAATAAGTTCAGAATCGGTGTCTCCTGGACTGGTGGTGGTCAGAAGCTCGGTCGGGTGCAAAAAAGATCAGTCCCCTTGTCTTGGTGGAAGTCTATTCTCAATCAGAAGGATGTAGAGTTTGTAAGCCTTCAATACACCAACTGCGAGGAAGAACTGAAACTCGTAAAAGCTTTAGGCTATGACATCAAGACAATGGATGAATACGCAAAGGCTGAAGACTATTACGAGACTGCAAAGCTGGTAGCCTCTTGTGATCTAGTAATAACCATCTGTACTTCAGTTGTACATCTTGCTGGCGCTTTAGGGGTTCCTTGTTGGGTGATGACTCCGAAATTCCCCGCTTGGAGGTATCAGAACACGGGTGGGATGCCGTGGTATAAGAGTGTGAGACTCTACAGAAACCCGGAAATAGATCAATCCGGTTGGCCGGTAGTCATTGAGAGAGTAGCCTTAGACCTTGAAGAACTCCTTCATGGGAAGGTTAAGGAGGTTGCCTATGCCTAAAGGATCAGCAGTTGAAGATGTGGAGTCAAAGCTGAAGGCTGAGTACCCCGGTAATGACAGAGCAGTCTATGGGACTCTCAATAAAATAGGTCTGATGCACGGTAATAAGGCCACGGCAAAAGGCTTGAAACCCAAGCATCCTACTGGTAACTCTCTTGCAGAGCTTCACGATCATCTTTCTCTAAAGGAATAGCATGAAACCATATGGAAACTCCGCTGGTGCAAAACCTGGAATGGGTGTTCAGAACTCAGGTCATCCTTCAGTAAAGAACATGGCTCCCGGACCTCAATCCAAGCAGATCGCTACTAAAGCTTCCTCACAGATGCCTCCGAGTAAGGGTAGTTGGGCGCATTCGGTACAAAGTGGCTCTATCAGTCCACAAACAGACGGTGGTGGTGGGATGGGAAATGACTCCTCTGCCCTGCACAGGAAAATCTTTGGAAAGTAACGAAATCCTGCTCTACGATCTCGCCAATCGACCGGCGAGCTTCGACTTCATAACTTGTCTAGCGACTGCTACGGGTATGGGATGTAAGCATGTCCGTTTCGTCTATGGGAATTGGAAGCGGAAAGACTACTCTATAAAACAAGCCGAAGAACGCTGGAGGTCGATTGTAGAGCCTGCCTCTAGTCTTTTCGGGGTTGACTATTCCATAGGTGAGAGAGAAGGTCTTGAGGTCAATCATCTTCTGGCTGCTGCGGTTAAGGTCTATAAACATATAGGTCATATCGGAAAGATCATCACTCCCTGCAAACGTGGGGAGTATGTGACCGTGACCTTGCGAAACTCCCGCAGTCCTGAGAGGAATTCAAGGGATGAGGAATGGAGAGAATTCGCTGATATGTGCGACCGTGAAGTTATTTTCATCAAGGATAATGAAGACTCAAGCCTTCATCTCCACGACCGGATGAAACTGTATGCAAACGCCTATCTGAACATGGGGGTCATACAAGGTCCTCTGACTTTGTGTTACCACTCCGACGCACCTTATGTCTCAATGAGGACTATAGGTGGTGTGAATTCTGGTAGTACCTCTCCAAAGATGATTACCGGACTTACGGGTATTACTGAAGGTTTTCAATTCCCCTGGAGTCTACCGACACAGAGACTGAGTTATCTGGATGACACCCTTGAGAACATCCAAAGGGAATACCGCCAGTATCAAAGATTGGTAGAGGAAAGGATGGCAGCTTGAAATACATCTATACCAAAGGACCCTGGAAGGAATTTTATGGGTATGTTTTCTACGATGGTAGACCGACTGAGGTTACTGATAAAGCAACTCTGGAGAAGATTCAAAGGGAAGTAGGTTTCGAGAAGTACCAACCACAGGAGATAGAAAATGGCGAAGAAATCCAAGAAACGCCCGCCGAAACGCGGGTACTGAAAGGTAAGGAATGTTCCAAGTGCCACCAGATCATCCCAAAGGGGTGGTACATGCACCAGAAATGGTGCAGGTCTGTTAGCTAATGACCACCTCCTTCACGCGAACAAGAAACCAGATCGCCCAAAGGGTCTTGGGTAAGGTCATCAAGATCGGTGCGACTTCGGCCTCATCTGCCGACGCCGATACGGTCTATGAAGCTCTTGATCTTCGCTTGAAGGAGATTCACAAGCTAGGAATCTTCTGGAGGAAGGTCACTACAGTCCCAGTGACTTTCTCTCTAAGTGCCAGCGTAGCAACAGCTTCTGCTGGTGCTGGAGAAATCCTCTTTCCCCTCAGAGTGACATGGACTAATGGTTTTCTTGACGACCCTGTAGACATCATCGGTAGGGATGAATACGCACAAATCCCCGACAAGACGGTTACAGGTCTTCCTGAGAAAGTCATGTGGAAAGGTGGGTCGGAGTTCATCTTCTGGCCCGTACCCGCTTTTGATGGGACTGCGAAGCTTCTCTATGAGCGTATTGCAGACGACACCTCAGCCGGGGCAGCGATAGACATAGACGTATCAATGATTAGACCGATGATGGACCTCGTTAAATACGATGTAGCCGACGACTTTTCAATACCAGAGGGCACGATCCAAAGATGGATGGTGGAGGCTAAAAAAGCAGAGTTGGACATCAGGAAACTCTCGGTACAGAGAACAGACTACAAACCCGTAGCAGTCGATGATTGGGATTGCAAGCAAAGACCCTATGGTTGACGAGCCTAACGTCATCTTGCCTCTAGCAACCTCGATCAATGAACGAGGTGTGGCTGGATATACCCATTCAGTCACAAACTCCGAAGACCAGAGGAAACTAAACTGTATTTATGAGCTTGTGAATAACCATGTCACTGGTAAAGGCACTCTGAGTCTATCAAAGCGACCTGGGGTAACTAATGCACAGTTCAATTATGGAGCCATAAGCGCAGGAACGGCTTATATGATTCTTGATTTGAACTTGGGGGCAGATACGAGCGCAATTTTCTATAAGGATGGTAACGACAACAAATCCGTAGCAAATGGCAGTAGGGTGATTTTGAATGCTTCAACCTATTTCCCCGGATTTTGCGACATGACAGCAATCAGCAATGTCCCGAATGCTGTTGTTCAATTGATCTCTACTGTAGGAGCCGCGCAAAAAGTATATTTCGCATCTAACAGCGATGTTAATGCTGGTAATGCTTGGACACAAATGTCCGCCTCCTCTGCGACCTCTGCTACCGGAGGTTTCACTGTCCTCTTTCCAAGAGGGAAGATGGAGCATATGGATGGGTTTGCTTTCACCCTAAATAGAGACAATAAAATCTTCAACTCGGACTCCAATAGTCTTTCTGAATGGCAAGCAGCTTCTTTCCTAGCAAAGCAAATCAAACAGGACTTACCCGTTGGATTGGCAAGACTCTCCAACAAACTCCTAGCCTTCGGACAGGAAACAGTAGAGGGGTTTTATAACGCCGGGAATACTGTTGGAAGTCCTTTGGGAAGAATTCCTCAACTTCATTCAAGAATCGGTCTAGTACCTATGTCAGAAGCTCCTCAATCTTCACCTGGGGCTGGGGGTACGCATTACTATTGCACCATTTCAAATAACCTTTATTTCATTGGTAGATATTCCAATGGGGTTAATTGCGGGTTATTCGCTTTCAATGGATCAGAATTCGGGAAAGTCAGTTCTTCCTATGTAGACAAGATTTTGAGTGAAAGGGTTAGTGCAGGGACTGTCTACTCTGTAAGTGCTTTGATGATAAATGGACAAAGCATGGTGTCTATTTCCTTTAGCCTTCCTGGGGTGTCTCCGCATATAGCATTACTGTATTCAACTGAGTGGAAAGAATGGTTTGAACTAAATAGCACTGTTTTTTCCTCTGTGAATAACGGTAAATTCCATCTGGGTGTAGGAACTAAACAGACGAGTATTTATTCATTTGATTCATCTGACAACTGGCAGGATGATGGAACGTCATATCAATTCATGACCCAGTTCAGACTCCCTACAAACGGGTCTTCAAGGAAATTCATGCCCATGTATGGAATAGACGCTGATACTGATAGTGGTGGTTTGGCTTCTACATTGACAGTCGAGGCATCCGATGATGATTGTGTATCATTTTCTACTCTGGGTACTTTGGATTTGACCAAGGATCGGAAGATGCTCTTTAGGGGTGGTTCTTTCAGGAAGCGGTTCATGAGGCTGAGTAATATCAATTCCAGACCGACCAGAATTCATAACTTCTTGGCTCGCGTATCATAATGTTCCAAGCAGAGTCATACACTCAACAGGAGGGGATAGGTGAAGTTCCTGCCTTTCTTCGTTTGGGTAGAATCCGTATCTATTCTGTCTTGGGTGTGCCACCAAATACACTAGGAGCGAACAACGATTATGCTCTCAGGGAAGATGGTGCTGCTGGGGCCAATACGACCCTGTATCATAAGGAAGCGAATGTCTGGAACGCATGTACACTTTGAGAGATAACTATGGCTGGACTATCTGATCTTTTCAGTGGTGGACTTGGGATTCTTGGCAGTTTCTTGAATGCCAACCAAGCCCGTCATAATGAAGACTTCTACAGAAGCGAGGGAGACCCTTACAGGTCTCAACTGAGGGCTATTTCAGCCGATCCCAGTCTTTACTATAACGGTCCAGAAGCTAAGTCTTTAGCCAATATGGTCGATCAGAGGTACTCATCTCAATTTGGGAATCCTGCTGGTAGTGGGACTGCTCAGGCTCTGGCCTCTGACGCCCTTCTAAGAGGTCTTGGTGCTGAGAAAGACAGACTATTCAAAATGGGTGGTGGTGATTATCTAAACGCTGGAATGGTCCCCGGAGCGAATGCAAAAGGGAAAGCCTATCAAGGAGTCTTCGGGTCCCTACAGGATATGCTTAAAATCCTGAGCGGGGGTGGAGGGGGTGGAGGTGGAGGCGGTGTCCTTGATGCTGGATCATCTGGGATGGGGAGTCTCGCGTGAGCATCTTTACCAGAGCTAGAGATGCAGTCACCGGGGCTGCAAGAGACGTAGGCAGTGCTGTAGGAAACGTCGCCCAGACGGGTCTAGGACTTGCTGGAGGGCTTACAGGACTCATGACTGGAGGTCTTACCGGTTCCCTTGGCGGGATGGGAGCTATCGGAGGTCTGATGGGGCTTCTAGGTGGTGGTATGGCAGGTGGTATGGGTGGCGGTGGTTTTGGGGGTGGCGGTTCCTTTGGCAGTGCTACCAGTTCAGCCTTCGGACAACAACCTACCAGTCTTATGGATATGCTCGGTCAGCAATACCAACAAGGTCCAGTCAGTCAAACAGGAACGGCTAACCTGAGTAATCAAGGTCTAGTTTAATGGCTGATACTTTAGAAGACTTGCTGAGAATTAACCCAAACGGGTATGCGAGATTCTTGGCTACTGGTCAAGCCATGCAGAATGCTGATCTAAGACAACAGCAGATAGATCAACAACAACAGTTCCTGAGAGATAGGGCTGCTCTTGGGGCTAATCCTTCTCCCGAAGACCTACAAGGTGTTGCGATAAGAAATATCAGCGATCCAAAAAGTCTTATGGATGTCGTGAATAAGATGAAGGAATTCATCCCCGTCCCCGCTGGAGGTCTTTATAACCCCAGAAAAGATCAGATCATCCAATCCTCTCCAGTAGAGAAACCCGCTCCTTTTGGAGATGTCCATAACGTCCAAGGTGGGTACATAACGAAGAAGCCTGATGGGGGATATGAATTCACCCAGACTCAACAAGATAGACCCGATCAAGCGCCTTCTCTCAGGGTAGTCCAAGACCCCAATAGCCCTACAGGATGGTCGCACGAAGATTTCAGAACTGGCGTCAGGAAAGTTGGTGCTCCTCCTCCGTCTAGTGTCCAACAGCAATTAGTTGTTCCGCCTGAACAGGCCAAGAATCAAGCCGTGATGAGGGCCACTGGTATGCCAGCTATGCAAGTCATGCCTGGATACGCGAGGAATATGGGGGCCGCTAGGTCTCAGTTGAATCAGGATGCGATCAACTATATAGCTCAAACGGAAGGAATGACTACTCAGCAAGCCGCTGAGGAACTAGCGAACCGAGATATTTCCTATGCTGGTGGGAAGAAAAGTGTCGGTCAATTAACTACTATGCTTGGCGCTACCAGGGCTGCATTGAGTCAATTAGACTTCAACGTCGATAAAGTCAGTCAGGTCATCAAGTCAATGCCTGGGAGTGATATCTCACCTGTGATAAATGCAATCATCCATGGTGAACAGAAATGGACTGGCGACCCTAGATATTCAGCGTTGTTCTATTACATGCACGCCGCCGGTATGGAATCTGCTCGAATCCTCTCCAATGGTCAGGCTTCTATTGCTCAACTGCATACCGGAGCGGCTGAAGAAGCAAAGAAATGGGCTGATGCCAACTGGACCACTCCGAAGGCATGGCTTGAAGGGGTGGCTCCCGCAATGAAGGCTGAAGCCGAGAACAGGATTACCAATTTCACCGATGCTATCAAGGCCCAAAGATCAAGAGCCAGTGCTTCACCAACTGCACCTTCTGCCGCACCGACTGCTCCTGTAACACCCAATAGTCCTGCTCCTCCTCCAGGATTCCGTCCTCTATGACAGATCAATGGGAGCCTGCTGATAGCGTTGCTAAAAACGATGCGGGTGAGTATCAAGCCCTAATTGGTGGCCAGTGGGTTCCTGCGTCTGCTGCTGCTAAGAACGATGCAGGGCAATTTACTGTTATCAGGGCCTCTAAGCCTGCTCTGACTACTGCTCAAGATCAGCCTGTACGAGTTGTTGGTCAGTTGGGTATCCATTCAAGATCAGGGATTATTCCTCCAAAGGGCGATTCGATTGAGGAATTCGGTGGACGTGTAACAGATAAGAGTGAAAGTCCTTTGCTTGGAACTCTAGCTAGAATGGCTCCTGACCTGGTTACCAGTTTCATGGGTATGGGTGCTGGTTCTTTGGCTAAACCTGCTATTCAGGCCAAGGCTGCGGATATCATGCAAAGCGCCCTCAAGCCTACGGCGGCGATGCTCGAAAGAGGTCAAGGTCAAAAAGCAATTCAAACGACCCTTGAAGAAGGTATCTCCGCTAGTAAAGGGGGTATTGAGAAACTTCAAAAACTCATCAATCCAATAGATGAAAAAATCACCGGAATGATTGAAGGTTCTACGGCTCAGGTTCCAGAGAGTGCCTTTGGCAGAGCCTTTAAGGAAGTCGTAGATCAGGCTAGATACGCCCCCCCCTCTGAAAGTACGGCAGTCAGAAAAGCCATAAGTGACTTCAAGGAGAAATTTTACTCTGGTGGTGGGACGAATTACACGCTCCCAGTACAGGATGTGCAAAAGATAAAACAAGCGTATTACAGAGCCTTGGGTCCTGAGAATTATGGAATCGTAGTCGGTGGGGAAAGAGAAGGAATGAAAGCAGTCGCTAGAGGTGCGAAAGAAGCCGTTGCTGAAGCAGTGCCTGGAGTTGCCAAAGAGAACGATAAACTCGGGCCGTTACTGAATGCTCTGGACGTGGTAGAGCGAAGGGTTAATCTCGCTCCCAACAGAGATATCGGTGGCTGGGCTTGGCTGGCACATAGTATTAAGGGAACCATAGCTGCTTTAGTAGCAAGAGACCCTTATACCAAATCTCTACTCGCCAGAGGTCTTTATAGTGGTGTTGCTCCTGCTGCCCCTGTTGGTGGTGCTGCACTAGCTGTAGGTGCTCAAGAGGCACCCAATCTTAACAATCAATATCAGAGATGACCGATCCTGTTCCTCCTATTCTGTCTGTAGTGAACGACCCTACCTATACACCTCTGGCTGCTAACAAAGCTGGAGATATCTTTGTAACTGAAGATGGGACAGTCTTGATAGTGAGTTCCACTCTAAGAGCAAGAGGGTCTCATCTCATCACCAAGCATAAATGGCTCATCCCTCCACCTTCTTATCCTAAAGTCTTGAGATGAGCCTTCCAAAAAGAATAGACGAACTAGATACTGCGGCTACCGCAGGGGTATCGGTATCGGCTGGGGCCTCTGTAGCTGTTGTCACTGGCGGCAAGACCATCCAGACTCCGATGAGTACCTTCGGATCACTTGGAGACTTCTTGCAAAGCGGAGCTGGTGCAGTATCTAGGACGTTCCAGGATAAAGACAGGGATATCGTTTCGGTAAAGGACTTCGGAGCTGTAGGAGATGGGATAACGAATGACGCGGCGGCGGTGCAAGCTGCAATCGACACGGGGAAGTCAGTCTACTTTCCTGAAGGAACATATTTTCTCGGTACTTTCAGCACAGCATCCACTGAAGTCGCTGTTTTAACTATAACTGGTAAGTCTCACGTCAAGTACTACGGACCGGGGATTCTGCAAGTCACAAGCGGAAGCACCTGCGTTCCGAAGATTCTAACTATAGACAATTCACACGACATAGACATCGATCTGTCGTTCAATGACACGGGGTTCGACCACACGATCTTGTATCGCGGGGCAATGGCGGTGAATCTTCTTGGTACGGCTGGTCCTGTCTACAATATAAAAGCAGTTATCAGAGGGACGAATCTTGTCGTTGGGTTCAATACCGGGAATCAAAATGCAACTACACCGGCGAATGCCATATACGACATAAAGCTTGATCTCTCGTTGAGTGGGATTATCTACGGGGCGCTTTTCAGGAATTCAGGGGATAGGGTCACTGGTAGGATAGTCACCAAGACAGTCTACGAGAGGTCATACTTTGTCTACGGTGTCAGGGACCACATCATCGATGTATTAAGCGACACAAAACCCGCAGCCACTGGGCAGGACATTCTAATCAAAGTCTACGACGGGCCGAATACGCAGAACATCAAAGTTAAGTATTCTTGCACTAATTTCGTGAGTGCTACGTCTTGTGTTTATATCGGAAACGAAACTACATCTGGTAAAGTCACCCGTGATATCGATGTGGAGATCAACGACATCGACTCCACAAACACAAATACCTTCAGTGCCTTCATTCAATCGACGACTTTAGGGGTGGCGGATACGACGACCACCAAGGTAATTACGAATCTGAAGTTCTCAGGTCATTGCAGATGGCCGCCATACATCGCAACTTTGTTCCAGACCACGACATTCTCTAATCAACTCGTGATAGAGGTTTCTGGAGAAGTAGAACGCAAGATGACTTCTCTGAGATCAGTATTCAATTTCGATGGAAGCGGTTCTGCCATGCCAGGGCTTGCCTCGTCTAATAACCATAGGTGGCAATTCGGAGGAAAGTTGCATTCACTATACGCAGGCCTTATCAATAGTGCTGTAGTTGAGATTCCTCTTGCCGTAACAGAATCAGTTTTGGTGCCCGTTGAAATGTATATTGTGGATTCTGAGTCGTCCGGTCTTGGTTACGTGCATAAAGCCATGACCTTCTTTGCTCAGAACAATGCAGGAACGATCAATGTATTTGCCACAGCAACCGACTGGAGTTCTACCAATGGCTCTTTGGGGACGATTACTCAAGGAGTAGGAAGTGCCGATGGCACGAATAGCAACTCTGT